ATCAATTCTCCCGCAACAACGTCTTTTGACGCCAAGATCTCTTACAATGGTAGTTCTTGGGATTTTACGGGGCCTGATACTGGATACAGTCAGAAGGTGTGGAAATTTGGGAAGGAAGCCGTGGCCGTCGTCAAGACAGAATTCCACATCAAGGCTTACCTCATCTTTTGCATGATTACTTTTCTTGCGCTTCTCGTGTACTCTTCCGTACCCAGGCTATCTTTTTGGTTGCCATTTTGGGGGCGAGTTTGCTACGAGTACCGCATGCACTACATTTTTTATCCGTCTTACGTCTGGGAAACTTTCGCAGGTATATGGGGACCCATCAAGCTGCCCATCCCGGCTGCTGGTTGGCTCCGATATTATCTGCCCCACCTGATGTCCTGCGGCAGGATTGAAACTATCCTGACGCTCGCATTAGTCGCACTCACCTGCTCACCCCTTTTCGTCTCCTGTGAGGTAACAATCAGGAAGATCGTGAGGGTTGGGATGGCTGAGAACCGTGTCATCAATTACACAATTCCAATTACACGCATGAGCTACATCCCGTACTGTCTCTTTTGGAGAGGCAAGATGGATGAGGCCCTATTGACACGGTTGGAACCGACCATCGTAAAGTCTGAGACGAATGAGTACTATCTTATGTCCGGCACGGGAACCGACGGCATCCTCTACCATTGGGGTTGTGTTGTCGGAACCTCAACGGCGAGGTACATTACTGACTCTGACCTGAGCATCCTCCGGGTTCGCCTTGTTCAGAGTAACGTGTCACCGGGTGCCCTTATCATCATGGCAAATGGTGATAGTACCCCATCTTGCAAGTCAAACGTTGCGTTTGATATGTTTCTGGATATTGCCAGAGCAACAAAGAGCAACAGTTTTCCGAGCAATTCGCGTTTCACGTTTACCCCGAGACCAATGAGAACCTATACAGTTGGCCCCAAGCCCGCTGACGTCACAGAGAAGTCCAAGAAGCCTCCGGTTCAATTCATGGAGACCATTGTCCCTGACATGCTTTACCCAGCTGAGAACCCAAGCAACCTTGATTATGGCTACTCTGAGCGCGTCGCGAAGCAGAGGCCCGCTGTGCTGAACATTAAGCCCATCTACTATACGTACGCCACTGAATTCTTCACCCACCTTTACCCAACAAAACTCGCGCTTGCCTCTGAGGAGGAAGTTTATGAGAGACAGAACAAGCCTACCCAGAGACGCATCCTCGACGATGCCGCACCAGGGTATGGTCCCAACTATAATCCCATGAACTTTGTGCGTGAAGTGGCGTTAAGGTGTTTCGGAAAGAAGGAACCTGTGGCAGGCATCAATAGTTTGGCGGGGGACGAACTCAAACCTAAGAGGATCATCACGACCTTCGAGGGCGAGACTAAGTTCTACCATTCGCGCGTGACCCTTCCCATGGCCGCTGCTGTCAAGAACGCACACTGGTATGTCTTCGGAAAGAAGATGGACAGAGTCGCGGAGCAGGCAGCAGAACTCTGCAATGAAGCCAGATTGGCCAAGGGTCCGACAAGGGTCCTTCTCACAGACCTTTCCAAGATGGACGGCTGCGTCAACGAGTTCTTCAGGAACATCGATGACCTCCGCGACAAACAAGCCTGGCCCGAAGACCTCAGCGAAGAGATCATCCGGACCCGTCACACCTCGTACAACCGCAAGTCGAAGCTCCCTGGTCTCCCAACAAAACAGGGCACCACAGAGCTTGGATCAGGTCATCCTGACACATCCCTCGGTCAATCCTCACGTGCAGCCTTCATGGAGTACGTGGCCTGGAGAGAACTTGGGCTGGAATCGGATGAGGCCTACGCTCGCGTCGGCCTTCATGGTGGAGACGACGGTCTATCCCATTACATGGATCCCGCCCACTACAATAACGTTGTGAGCAGCATGGGGATGAAACTCAAAGTGCAGGTCGTCGAGATGGGCAAAGGTGACGTGGAATTCCTGGGGCGGATTTATTCGCCACAGGTCTTCTACGGAGAGCCTGACTCAATGTGTGATCCAGTGAGAACATTGTCCCAGTTCCCTTATAGCAATTCTGATGCTGAGCGTGACACTGTGGCAAGGACTAAGGCATTCGCTGCCTCCCTCAACGATGGAAACACACCTTTTGTCGGTCCTCTCTCAAAGAAGATCCTCGATTCACTGGATGCCACAGGCAAGCAGGACGTCACTGCGATGTCATGGAACGCCTCGCGCGTGCTCGATGAAGGTACCGGTTACCCAAACAAATATGGTGATTGGATGCTGGACGTATGCACAGCGCGGGGAATAAGTGGCACGCTTGAATGGGACGAGTACATCAATGGTGATGGCGATTGGAGCAAGCCCCCAAAGCTTGTCTGCGCCGAT